TTGACGAATCATTTCCTGTTGACGCGCCGCTTGTGCCGCAGCTTGCTCCTGTGCAGCACGAGCCAATTCCTGTTGACGAACCATTTCCTGTTGACGAGCCGCTTGTGCCGCAGCTTGCTCCTGTGCAGCACGAGCCAATTCCTGTTGACGAACCATTTCCTGTTGACGAGCCGCTTGTGCCGCAGCTTGCTCCTGTGCAGCACGAGCCAATTCCTGTTGACGCGCCATTTCCTGACGGTAGTAAGTAGGTTCAGGCTCACTAAACGGAGTCGGCGGGGGCGGTGCAGCAGCTTGTGGCTCACTAAACGGAGTGGGGATGTAATCACGCGGCTCAGGCTCACTGAACGGAGTCGGCGGGGGAAGCGCAGGAGCCACAAAGTCCGCCATCTTAGAAACAGGCGCAGGGGGCATGGGAGCAGCAGCCTCTTCCTCGATGATACGAGGCGAGTACGGAGTGGAGACAGGTGCAAGTTCACGGGGTTCGCTGAACGGAGTCGGCGGGGGAGCAGCGGCTTGGGGTTCGCTGAACGGAGTCGGCGGTGCAGCCTCCTGCATCTCAATCTCACTGAACGGAGTCCTAAGCCCCTCGCGTCCCGCGCCTTCAGGGATACCGCCCGGTCGGCCTTGGAAGTTAGCGGGCATTTGCCCGTCCACCTGCATATCGGCGGGAGCCGTCCCGGCAAACACAGGACGCTCAGAAACGATCTTGAACTTCTTGTCGCCCTTGACCTGAGCGTTGCTGATCGGTTTGCCCTGCATGAAACTGTTGATAAGGTCAGTCATCATGAAGTCTTGGACGCGCCGGGCATCCTCGTTCTTCGGGCCCTCACCCATCGTGTTAAGCCACGGCTGCACAGCCTTTTCATATATAACAGCGGCGTTAGCGCCCTTATCTACCGTGCCATCCTTGACAGCCTTATTGATGACTTGCGTCATGTCGTAAACGAAGTCTTCGTTGCCCGTACGACCGTACTTGGCCTGACCGGGGAACTCGTTCTTGTTGGTGCGGTAGAAGTTGATGAAGCCCTGCGCGAGTTCTTCAGGCGGGGTCTGACCAATACCGCGTCCGCTATCAACGGCCTTCCAATAGTTCTCCAGAGCCTTGTCACCAAACTCCTTCGTGGTGACCATAGAAGCGCCGAGTGCTGCAATAGCAGCGGCAGCAATAGCCGTTATCGGCCCACCAAATTGCGCAGCAGTCATAAACGCATCGAACGCAGCACGCCCTTCTTTACCTGCTTCGATGGACTTAGCTGTGTTATACGCGCCGAGAACAGCCGCAGCTGTGCCCATAGCAGTAGTAGGCGGAGTAAAACCCCCTTTTAGATTTCCAATCCCGCCAGAGAACCCTGCGCTAGGATCTTTGAAAGCCCAATTCTTGAGCGAGGCACCTATTCCAGAGGTGCTTGCATCAGCGTACTTACCTGCGGCGTCACTTGCGGCTTCGCCAGTAAGCCCGCTCTCTCTAGCGGCGTCGAGGGCCTTATCATAAGCAGCGTTCCAAGCGGCATCTCTAGATGCGTTTACAACGACTTCATCGCCTATGGACCGCACCCGCCCGAGCGCGGGGTTGATTGATGTAAGTCCGGATACGGCAGAAGTGACTGCGTACGGATCTATCGTAGCAGTAGTGGGAGCAGGCTGTCCCGGCGTTTCATAAGTAACGTTACCAGACTCATCAATCATTCCTACGTCCATCGTTCCAGCAGGGGCTGGAGTAGGAACAAGGCTAGGAAGTCCAGCAAGATTGGCAAGATTAGCGGCTTTTCCCGCCGCAAGATCTTCGGCAGTAGGCTCACCTACTTTTTTCCCGGTAACTTCAACTTCTTGCAGATCTTCTGGCCCGGTAGTGAACTTGTCTCTCAGATAATCAAATCCCTTCTCGATGCCTTTTTGTGCAAGGTACTGACCGCCAACTCCGGCAATCAAATCTCCTACAGGACTCCCTGTCAGCGACCCATCACCGCCCCCGCCCCCACCGCCGCCTGTAGAAGGCTCGGGAACATAAGGCCGATTGGTGCCACCAAGCCCCGTGCCGCCCATGCCCGGATATGCGTAAGTTGGCGGGTTCTTGGCACGACGGTTCAGTTCTTCAATGTATGCACGAGTCGCCGCCACGTTGGGATCGGAGACAGGGTTGGTGAAGTACGGGGTATACGGAGTTTGAGGACCGGGCAACAGCACCGCTCCACCCGGATCGCGGTTCGGGTCTACTATGCCGCCATCTGCGTAACTCTGAATCTCGCCGCCCGCTGCTGCAAACCTGCCCGGAGCCAACGCAAACGGATTGAACGGCACAAGACCCTGCGGGGTACGCTTGTAGTACTTGCCCGGCAACTGATAGGGCTGGTCACGCCCCGTGCCATAGAGCGGGTTGAACCCGCCGGGGATGTACATGTAATCCTCGCCCATCGCGCTACCAGTCGGCAACTGCTTAGGGTCGGGAGAGAGCGCGTTGGCCACACCACTGAACGTTGCAGTCTTAGCTATCTGCTGCATAAACGGGGACTCAAACCCACCACCCAAAGACTGACCAAACGCCTTACGAGAATCAGGGGAGGTGAAGAGGCCCTTGATGCCTGCACCGATACCGCCACCCGTCATATCTCGCGCAATACCCTGACGCCCAGCAGCCAGATCAATTGCGGTAGGGGTGCCACGGAACTTGTTGGCAGAGGTGAAGTAGTCAAGACCGTCAGACGGCATCGCAGCCTGCGTAGCGGCTTCGGTCATACCGGTGTTTTCAAGAACCTTATCAAGGTCCCGAAGTCCCATCTCGGTTCTAACTTTAGCCATCTCTTCCGCGCCCGGACGGACCGGAGCGGGCATTGCTGATGCCTGCAACGACTGAGCGATATTCGCACCGCTATACGCGCCAAGCCCCGCTTCGAGGCCCTTCTTGAGATCGCCCTCGATAAGCCCGTACGCACCACCGACCACAAGACCCGTGCCGATAGTGCTGGCAGCCGCTTCAGACAGGCCCGGAATAAGGTTACCAACCGTCCTGCCGATGCCCGGTGCAAACGTGTTGAGCGTGGCACCAATCAAAGTCGGCAGGAGCTTCTTGAGGAACGAGAACTGAGGCTGGCCCGTCACCGGGTCGTACAGGTCCTCCGGCATAGCCCCGTAAGACATCGCAAGCTGCTGCAACCCCGCCACTTCTCGGGGGGTCATCTTGACCTGCATCACATCCGAGTCGCGGTACGGCGAGGCAACAAGCGAAGCCAGACCGCCCCCGGCAAAGTTGGTCTGGGGGATTTCCTGCCCCGTCATGGGGTTAATCTGGGCATCGTAACCACCGACAACCTCGGTCGGCTGGTTATAGTTAAGCGGCGGCGCGTAGGCGCTGCTGTGCATCCCGGCCATCGGATACGAGGGGTTAGGCTGGGGGACAGCCCCGTTTGAATACAAGTTCTGGTTCATGCCGCCCTCACGGGGTCAAGATGGCTAGATACTACCACTTTAAATATGTACATTCGACACCCAAGTCACGGTCAGGATAACAGACGGGATTTCTGGGACGTTCCCCGTGGCAGGCTCTTCGGAAAGGAGCACATTGGTATCCGAGGACTGCCAAGCTAATTCAAAGTAGTCGTTTTCAGACAACGGGGTCACGTAGTTCCACGCTGATATAATTTCAGAGTTCGGACCGTCGATGACAACTTTGCCAGCAGAATGCTCTACGTTCTGTCCATTGATCCGAAGCCAAATGTAAACATCGGATGCGCTACCACCAGACTTGTCTAACTGGACCGAGAACTGGATGTTATAGATGCCCTCTTCTGCTACATATATACGGGAGTTGATAGCCCCGACACTGACATTGAAAAAACTCACTGTCCGGTTGAACGTCATTAAATTGACGGTATTGGCTACCGGGTTAGACTGGTCTACGCTGCTATAGAAAGACCCGTAAGGCTTTGGCGCGTTAGCCGCATTAGAGACCCGACTGAAGAAGAGACGCAAGACGTTAGAGAACTGATCCTGATATCGCTGCTGATACTCTACCGGCGCAACAGGCAGATTTGGCGCAACGATATTACGGATCTTCTGGCTGCTGTACTCTGTCATCAGCGTCTCCCGTCAGGACGGATGTCAAGGCGCATCATGCCCATCTGCCACGCCACGCCGATGTCGGCTGAGGACATACGGAAGGACATCTGACGGCCCCGCACGCGGGTATAGACCTGACCGGTGTAAAGCTCAATCGGGAACGACTGCGTTTCAGTCACGGTCGGCGTATTAGCCGCAGAGTAGGCACTGCCCGAGTTCTGTCGCGGCTTGACGGTCAGCGTCACGGACGGCGTGTTCGAGTTAGACCCGTTGAAGGTCAAGTCAGGCAGCATGCGCCAGATGTACCCGAAGCTCTGCCCGTCTTGGATGTCGAAGTCCGAAGTCTCAATGTAGGCTGCAATCGGCAGGATCTCGCTCGTAGAGCGGTCGTCGTTCCCGTTCTCGTGGTTCATGACCTGATTGGGCACGCTATAGGACACAGTGCTATAGGCGATGTGGGACGTCGCAGCGGTCCCGTCGTACCCACGCGTACATCCGGTCAACGAGTCGGAGGTCTTGCCAGTGTAGAAGATCTTCTCGAAGTCAATCGTGACCACGCCCTCGTTCGCATAGGACGCAGAGTTGATAACCGGAATGATCGTTACGCTGCTGTTTATAGCAGCCGACAGGTACGAGGTCTGGATGCTGAACGAAGCCATCGGGTACTGCCGAAGCGGCGAGTCGAGCCAAAAGCTACGCTCCAGATCGCCGTAGTACCAGATTCGCTCAAGATGGTTATAGACCACGTACCGGTTGTTCACGAGGCTATCTGCAGTCGGGTAGAACCACCAGACCTCGTTATAACCCTCGTTGGTACCGGCCACGATCTGCGCCAACTGATCCGTGTTGATGTCAGTGAACACAAACTGACGGAGGCTGCACGGCAGCGTCTCAACGCGGCCCGAGTACTGATAGAACTTGTCCACGCCCATCCAGTAGGTCACGTTGTTGACCGTGATGGCAGAATTAGGCGAGGCGATAGAAAGGTTCTCCATCAGAAGGTTCATGCCCCATACGTACGGCGGACCAAGGTACTGCATCGAGAAGATAGCAGCGTCTGTCCAGATCAGGATTTCCTGCCGGGTATCAAGCGAAGTAACGATGAACGAACCATACGACAAGCGGGTTTCACCAGATTGATTCGTCGTCGCCGGGACCCATTCAAACGGATTATCTGCATCCGACCAACGCACGAGCAGGGGGTCGAAGTCTTCCGTGAAGTTGACAGGGTTGTACGGGTTGGACCCAAACGCAATACAGAAGTTACCCGTGCTGGAGGTTGAAATTTGATAGGTGTTGTTCGGGACGTGCCTGCCTGCATAACTGAACGTGTAATTGCCCGCCGACCCTGCAGTTGTAGTTGCCGAAATAGGCACCGTGGTACTACCTGCGATGTACGCCGTTGTGACAAAAGTTCCTGCCGGTATACC